TTATTGGAATGGAACAATGCAAGAAATATTGTTATTTAGTTCTGACCAAACAAGTAATAGAACAACAATAGAAACTAATGTGAATTCACAATATTTCTCTTTATTATTAGATGGTTTAAACTCTGCAGCTGCGGCATTTAGTTTAAGAAAACTAAAAACATTATATAGTGGTTCAGCAGTACAAGTAAGACGAGCTAGCGATAACGCTACGCAAGATATTGGATTTGTAAATAATGAATTAGATACAGCAAGTTTAAATACTTTCTGTAGCGGTACTAATGGTTTTGTAACTACATGGTATGACCAAAGTGGAAATGGAAAAGATACAACCCAATCAACATTAGACCGTCAACCTAAAATTTATGACAGTAGTACGGGTATTGTTCTGTTAAACGGGAAACCTTCAATAGAATGGGGTTCCACTAGTAATGGTATGAGTTTAATACATTCAAATTTACCAGGCTCAACATCTTATTCGATATCTAGTGTATTTTCAGCAGCAGAACAAGGTCGGTATACTAAACTATTAAGTATTGGGCCTGATGCTCTAACTTCTGGTGTTTGGTATACAATAAATGCAGGAACAACTNCTTTAGAATGGGTAGATGGTGATACTGGTTTTGCTGGANATGGATACAACAATGCATCTGGACCTAGCNTTATAGGTGATTCACGTATAATACCTGATTCAATAACAACTCAAAACTTATTAACAACGGTGTTAAGTAGTAGTAACGCTAAAATGTTCAAGAATGGAAGTGAAATATCATATAGAATTCAAAGAACTGGAAACTGTTACAATGCTACAGCCGATATGATTATTGGTAATTCTCCTAATTTTGTTAACAAGATGAACGGTAGATTACAAGAATTGATTATATGGCAAAGTGATGAAGTTTCAAATATAGCAACAATAAATTCAAAAATAAATACACATTATTCAATATACTAATATGGAAGGATATATATACAATACGGAAATCGAAGCAATAGATGCTCGAAAATTAGCAGCAGACTACAAAGGACTGCCAGTTAATCCAACTGACGTAACTATTTATTGGGTAAATTATCAATTTTCAGAATCTGATAATTTCTACTACATTCAATATGTTGATGGATTAGAAGAGGTATTAGGTTCTCCAGTTGAAATAATTTTAACAATAGATACTAATGGAAATTATCAATAATAATAATAATAATAAATAAGATATGAGTGCTACACCAAACGTAAATGTATTAAAAATAACAGGAATTAACGCTATTAGCGGTAAAACATCTTTAAATAATAACGACATAATTCTAATTGAGGATAGTGAAGCTAGTAACACTAAGAAAAAAACCACAATTGCTGACATTAAAGCAACGGTAGGCTCTACAGGAACTCCAGGGGTTGCTCAGTCAATAAATAGTTTTGAACTAGCTAGTACTACTGCTAATTCATCCATAACTAATGAAGTGTTTTCGGTAAAGGTAATACCTACGGTATTGAGGGCTGTTACACAAATGAGCTTTTTTGTGACCAGTATAGCTAGTGGGCAAGTAACTAGTGTCGGTATTTACAATAACTCAGGTACATTATTAGGTCAAGGCTCTGTAGCCGCTAGTGCCCTAGGGATAAGAACCGCCACCCTAAACACTACAGTTACCTTAGCTGCAAATACGGAGTATTACTTTTCAATATGGGATTCTAACGGTACTGCTAACTACGCAAGTAAAGCCCTATTTAATCTTAATATTTTAGGAAAGTCTGGAGTTCATTCTAGTTCAACACTACCTAATTCAATACCAGGGACTGCAACAAATAAATGTTTTTGGATTAATGCATTTTAAAATAAAAAAAATATAACTTTAATATAAACTTAAATATTTATAATTATGAACGCAAATATATATGAATACGGAACAGACCCAGAAACAGGTCTTAAAAGAAGATTAATAAGAGACACTGCTGTAGTGCAAGAAGAAATGGACTCAAATGCAAAACCTAAAGCTGTTGTACATTTAAGATTACAAACTTATGTTGAGAACGAAGGTGTTGTAACTGTAGTTACAGATGTAACAGCAGGTTATGAAGTTATTAAGGGTGAAATTTCTTATAATATAGACGGTGAAGAATTACCAAAACACACCATCAACCCAGAAACTGGAGAAAAAACTTTAGACATAGACCCAGAAACTGGCGAACCTTTCGCAAGAGATAATGGTTATGAAAACACTATAATACTATCTAAGTGTCCAATACCTTTTGATAGTGTGTTAGATAATAGTGTTAAAGAATATTATAAAATTGTAGATTAATTTACATTTTATTATAAAATCATTTAATTATTTTACAGGCCCCTTATATATATTAATATAAGGGGCTTACTTCTGTCCAAAAAAACAAAATAACAAATGATAGCAACACTACTAATTGTAGCAATAATAGTAACTAGTATAGACTTATATACTAATAGACTAGGAACCCCAATAGAATTTGAAAATAAAGAAGATTCTGAAGAAAATGAAAAAAAAGGGCTTTAATAGCTCTAATTTAATAAACTTTCTAATGATATCTGGTGTGATAAGATATCACACTTATTAAAAGTCTATTAAACAGTCTTAAAATAAGTTTTGGTTGCTAAAATTAGCTTTTAGGGCTATACATACTTGGTTTTGGACCACCTTTTTTAATATCTAATAATAATTGGTGTTGCTTAGGACTTAACTTAACAAAATCCCCACCATCAGATATCCATTGTTTAAGAATTTTAATTCCGCTATTATTTGTTGTATTTTTAAGAACACCCTTTAAGTGTTTTACAGATATTGATTTGTAATCTACACCCTCTGTAAGTATTTTCTTTATTAAATGTTTCATGTATATAAATATATAAAATTATTATTTAAACTAACCATTAAACGGGTACAACTTCATCCATTCAACACCTATCGATGTACTAAGCTCTTCATCTACGCCGTAAAAATATTCATTATCTACAAACCCAAAATAATGCTTTTTAATAGCACTCTTTCCACCTTCTGAATAAACATTAGCAATCCCATCACTTCCTATTTCAATCTTAACACCCTGTTCGTTAGTCTCAATCAGGTAACTATTATGTTTCTCAGCCATATATTTACTAACACCATGTATTAGTCTTTCAACATATGCAAATAACTCAGGCATATATGGTTCTAATTCAGTTAATAAGGTAAATAAATTTTCTAACTCTAACTTAGTGTTAGTGAGTTCGTGGGCATCTATCGCATACTCAACCTTATCAGGTTTTTTATTAAACTCTTTTAAAATAAGGTCTTGCAACTGTTTAAAAGGTTTATCCCAGTACACTTCTGGTAAATATATACTCATATTAGCCTTACGATACCTAGCGTTTCTAGCTGATGAAAAGTTAAAATTATCATCTTTTAAAGAAATATAAGTTGAACCATGAACAAAAGAAGATATGGGGTCGTCTAAAAACTCATCAAACTCATCAGGAAATAAGCGATAAAACTCAAGAAGGTCATCAATATTATTTAAATCGTAACTTTTATTAAAACTTTCATCTTCCACTTCAGGTCCTTCAGGTCCCCAATCGATAATTAATACAGGTATCTTATTAAGACCTAGTTTACTAGCTGCAACAACCCTATGCCTACCTTCTTGTTCCCTATCTATATAGTTTAAGTATCCAATATTATATTTAACACCCGAAGACATACCACCCATAATCTTATTTACGTTTTCTTTAGAAATATATTTAAATTGTTCTTCATAACTAGTATGTTGTATATTAGCAACTTCTTTAATATATTCCTCCATAGTCATATACTCAATCGATGCTTCGTATCGTTTAAATTTTTCTGGTACGGCATCATAATTCTTAGCTAATAAATTATCATAATCTTGAGCACTTGTTTTTAAGTTGAAGTATTCGCTTTCACTCATCAATCCTTCCCTCAATAATTTCTTTATTAAATACTTCATGTTTATAAATATCTGTAATTATTGTTTAACAATCCTCTTTTTTACCTCTTTTTAAATTAAGTAGTATATATTCACCAACTATAGTAGTTATAGAACCTAATATAAAAGCTATTAACTCTTCAATTCTACCATTGGTGTCATGTTCTAAGAACACTATACTAATGGTAGATATAACTAATATGGAGCATAGTGTTATAGTTAGTAATAACACAGCAATATCTTTTGGTTTTAAGTCTCTAAACATATATCTATAAATATCTGTGATTATTATAAAAGTTAAGACATAAAAAAAAGGTGAACATAAATGCTCACCTTTCTTAAGTATGTAAAGATTATATTTCTATTATCTCAATTCAGCAACGTTGAATGTTGGTACACCGTCAACTTTAACATGTCCGTAGAAACGGTTGTTCACCATTTTCTTAGCATATCTTGTCATAATCCCTTTTACAGGAGCGAAGTTGAACGGGTTGTACATTGTTGGAGTAAGTTGCATTGGCACGTATGGTGCGTAGATGTAACCAGTATCCAATAATGATTTACCTTTATGTCCAATAATCATAGAGTGTGCTGGAGCATATGGGTCTCTATAAATTTGGTATCTTCCCGAAAGAGAACCAACTTTTTCAATACCCATGTTATATTGGTCTTGCTCTGGGTTAGCGTCAGAAACGTGGAAGTATTCTAAATCATCAAAAATAGCTGAGATTTCAGAAGATACAACTACGAAGTTTGCACCACCTCTTAGAGTAGACTTATGAATTTGTGCAGAAATTTGGTTAACTTTAGTAATTAAAGTTTGATTCCAATCTTTTTGCGTATAAGCATTAGATGCTTGAGAAGATTTTCTCCATCCTTGGTAATCCCATCTTGAAGCAACACCTGCAACTCTTAAATCTCTTAAGATTTCTCTATCGATTTCAGCAGCAACTTGTTCAGACAACATAGAAGTCAATTCAGCTTCAGCGTCAATGTTGTGGAATGCACTAACATCTTGCGCTAATTCTGGAGACCATGTAGCTCTTAATTTTCTTTCTTCAACAGCAACAACAACTTCGTCCAATTTGAAAGAAACTTCACCTAGTTCAGTCTCTAATTCAAGAGAAGCATATTGTGTCCAAGAAATACCAAAATCTCCTTGCGTGTGAGCAGACTGAGTTGACCCAGCCATTTTAGCCCCAATATAACCATCATAAGTGGCTGTATCACCTTGAGCAACTGGATGAGTTAAATCTACTTCAATGTACATATGACCACCAGCATCACAAATCTCACCGTAGTCAACGATTCCTTTTCCGTACTTCTGAGTAACTAACCTAAATGGTAATTCACCACCAGCAGCAACAATTTGCTTAGCGTTAGTATCAGTTAAAGCGCTAACAGAAGTAACCTTTAAAGAAGCTAAAAACGATTCAGTATCCATTTCATTTCCGTCTGGACCAGTTAATTGTCCTTTTTGTCTTGTACTATTAAATCCAGATACTTTAACGATAGCACTTCTAAGAGTACCATCAGTAGCAGTTGGAAGAGCACCAAATGTAGCAGCAGTAGTAAACTCTCCATCAGCACCTAAAATTTGTAAAACTTTTGTAGGGTTACTAATAATAGTTACCGCTCCTTTTGAGTTGTCAAACAATCCATCATTGTAATATAAGTCATATAAAGACTTAGCTTTCATTGGAGTAGCAGCACAGTTTCCAGCAACATCAACACAGTCAGGAAGACCTGTAGAAGCCATTGAAGTATGCGCAGAATACTGAGCACCATTAACATATGGGTCACCAGCATTACCAGCAGCGTCAACTCTATTTGACGTTTGTGGTACGAAGTAGAACAATTTACCAATTGGCATGTTCATAGCTTGTACAGACACGATGTCATTAGCTAATAATTTTGAGAATACTCTTCTCACGATAGGAAATACTACCGTTTCAAAAGAACCTGAAGACGTAGCATCAGTTGCTTCTGTTAATAAAGAAGTCGCTTGGTTCTCAAATAATTGAGCAACGTTTTCTTTAACGTGACCTTTAAGTCCTTCTAAGAATCCTAAAGAATCCCATTTTTGTTGAGTTTGTTCACGAATAACCTTCATGTGGTTTAATCCGATGTTCCCAACTTGTCCAGAATTTAATAAATGTGACATAATTGTTTAATTTTAAATTTAATTGTATTTTATTATTATTATTATTTTTTATCGACTCTCTTAATCAAGTCCATAATTCTAGAAGTTTCAGTATCAACATAAACAGTACTTTCGTTTAATTGTTTAGATGTACCAGAATTAACTTCCTTTTCAATCTTATTATTGATTGACTCGTTAATTGGTTTTCTTGAACCTAATTCACTAGCAATCGCTCTGTAAAGTTTTTTTGATTCCTTAAGAGTTGAAACTTCATTATCGAATCTTTTAAAGATTCCTTCTTTTTCATTCTTAGTTGTCGAGTGCTCCATAAATAACTTAGTTACATAAGTTAAGTTTGAGTTAAAAACTACAGTTTCTGCTAACATTGTTCTAAATTGTTTAAGAGCTTGTTTGTATTCACCATTCTTACCCTTTAATTCTTTAGCTTCAGTTAACAAAGCATTATATTTTTTAGTTGTTGCTGATTCCTTAATTGCTGCACCTGCACCAATTGGTGGATTAGTCGAACGTATACCCTTTGGGTTACCGTGTTTACCGTTAGCCCCTAAACCTTTAGGAATTAATTCATTTAAAGTTTTTTCGTCATCATCACAATCTGCTTCCTCAAGATTTTCTTCTTCAGTAAGTTTCTCGTCATCATCACAATCTTCTTCTTCAGTAAGTTTCTCGTCATCATCACAATCTTCTTCTTCAGTGATTTCCTCAGCTTCTTGTTCATAGTAATTTCCTTCAGCGATTTCTTCTTCATCATCTAAAGCTATGTCATATACGACATCATCTTCTGAATCAGTATCCATTTCTGAATCAACGTCCATTTCTGAATCAACGTCCATTTCTGAATCAACATCTATTTCAATATCTCCTCCAGAACCTTCACCAGTCTTAATTACAAATTCACCAGGCTCGCTTACGTTTAATTTAACCTCACCAGCTTCGTCATCAACTACAACTTCGATTTCGTCATCACCAGTTAACTTTTTGTAAACCGCAATAACATCATCATCTGATGCTGTTGTCATATCCATCTCTATCTCATCATCTGATGCTACTGCATCCATTCCAGTTTCGTAGTCACCTTCAAGGTCACCACCTACGTCTGAGTTATCAATTTCTTCTTCTTCACCAGCTTCGTCATCACCCTCGATACCATCAAGTTCGATTTCTTCCTCTTCTTCTTCACCAGCTTCGTCATCACCCTCGACATCATCAAGTTCGATTTCTTCACCAGCTTCATCAGAAGCATCAGCTACTTCAGTTTCATCTTCATCAACATCTTCTTCCATGTAATCTTCTTCTATAGATTCTTTCACTAAACTTTCAATTTCTTCTTTCGCTACCGAACGAAGTATTTCTTTTGTGTTGGCATTTAGGGCTTCCTGGATTCTTTTAGCGTCCAAGATAGCTTCCTCTAAAATTGATTTTTTTTTATTAGCCATTTTTTTTTAATTTTTTAAAAAATTTTATAGCGAGCATATGTATACCCACTTGTTTATAAATATGTCCTTTTTATATAAAAAGACAAGTTTTTATATTTTTTTTTAATCCAATAGAAATTTATTAATCTTATCTATTAGTAAATCTTTTGATTTTTCTTTTGATTCGGTAAATGGTTTAGCTTCAGCTGCGTTCTTAAACATCCAAGAACCTGGGGTACTTGGAGACGTTACGACATCCCAACAAATTAATTCAAAGTCATCTTGAACTATGTTTTGTCCAGCAACTTCTTTAAGAGAACCAACACCTCTAGATGACACACCAATCATAATATTATTTCTAATAAGGTTGGCAACTTCATCGCCTTTAGTTGATACAATACCATAATTAACATACCCAGGAGACATCAATACTTCCATCTTACCCATAAGGGTTTTACCTTCCCACCAAGTCTCAGTAATATTATGTGAAATTCTATCACCAGCAATAATAGAAGATTCTGGGTGGTCTAATTCACCAATAGCTCTTCGTTCTTTAATTAATTGTTGATAATTATTAACTTCTCTTTCTAGAATTTCTTTTGGGTATATTCTACCATTTCTATTTTTAACTCCCCACTTTTGTAATACTACATATAATATTAATGGAGATGCAATAATTGCAGCACCTTTATCTAAACTCTTTATTTCATTAACAAATGGTTTATTTCTGGAATCATTTGGGTCAACATAACCAGCGTCACTTTCAATTAGCACACCTAACCCTTGTTGACCTGGTTTTAATATTTTTAAATCTCCTGACATGATTATTATTTATTAATAAATATGAGTGAGAAATAAAAAAACCCATAAATAAATTATGGGTTTAGTAAAAAGTATATTTTTATTTATATTATTTTTTTCTTTTTTTAAATTTAAAATATTTAAATTCTTCCAGCACTTCACTAGTAATTACTTCACCAATTAAGTTTAACTCTTTTTGAATGCTCTTTTCTTGCAACTTAAATAATTTTTTTTGAAAGATAGTTATTTCACAATTCATAAACGATTTCTTACCATAAGATATTCCAGATTCACGCATATCAAAATCAACAATGCACCTATCAGTATAAAATAAACCAGGGGTTAAAGAAGACTTTAATTTCATTTTAATCTTTTTAGTAACAGCCCTTAAAATTGGTCCGTAATTTAGTTCACCAACAACTATTGATTCTCCCCAAGCCGATATGTTAAGATATAACGCTTTTGGGTTTTTATTGTCTACCGTACCAGATAATACTCTATAATTTTCGTGACCTTTAGAAATTAGTTGTTTACCATTTTTGCTTATAATCATGTATCTTAGTTTTTACAATTATAAGGTAAAAAAATAAAAAGTCAAGTTAATTTTATTTCTTCAATAATGCCATAAAAACTCCGAATGCTATTTGCACAACAGCCCAAACAGTAATAGCAACTGTCCTAAAAGTATTAAGTGTTGCAACATCTTTTTTAACTTCTTTAAGTGTAGCTGGACTGGCAACATCATCCATGTAACGTTTCCATTTTACGATACCCTCAATCTCCTTCTCTACACTATCTATTTTGGTTAATTTTTGATTTATCTCGGTAAGTATTAATTGAATTTTTTCATCATTCTCATTTAATCTTTCCAACTCATTTAAAACCAACTTAGAATATTCATTCCATCCATTCTGAGGAACACCTTTACTATTCTTTTCCATTTTACTATAAATTTGTGATATCTATATGGGTACCCACCATTCTAACAGGGTTTTTATTAACGTCCCACTCTATAACGCTCCCTCTAGATAGAATTTTAACGGTATGTCCATCCTTATGCTTGTATCTTGTAATACTTTTAAACTTATATTCTCCTTTACTATCAAAATGTTTACTTATTTCTGAGTTCAGCTCATTTAAGTCATCTTCATAAACCAAATCTCTATAGTGTTTAAAATTAGAATTTAACTCACCCTCATCAAACCCTAAATGTTTTATTAATTCAGGACTTGAGATAAAGGATTCAAAAAATAAATCAAAGTTAAATCTATCACTACCATTGTCAACACCATAATTTTTAAAGTTATCGATAGATTCATTTATATTAACTAATCTATTAACAATAGTTTCATTTTTTTTATCATTTATATTCCAATCCCAATAACCGTCCGTAGTATAACCTAAAGTTAGTTTTAATATCTCTAATCTCTTAAACGCTTCAGTATCTCTTATACAAAGTTGGTCAACTAATTCACGTATCTTTTTTATGTTGCTAGAACTATTAAACATATGCTATTTCAAACTCTCTTTTAATGTGTTTAATTTCAAAACGTCAACCTCAAAACTATCGTTATCATACTTTTTATCTAATAAGTTCTCTTTAAGGTCTAATAGACTCATTTTTAAATCTACATCAGCAACCTTCAATTTATCATTAACCAAAGACAAACACTCTTTAATTGATTCCTTAAACATTACATTCTTTTTATTCTCATCTGAACTATTCGTTAAGATACTCTTTAATAAAGACGATTCAGATTCACTAAGAGACTTACCGTATTCTTTATTAAATCTACTGACCATTAACTTTGATAAATCTTTACTTGATAATACAGTATCCCCCAGTCCTTCAACTACTTCTTTTTTATCTTCTTTATTATTTAAAATGTAATCAACTATTTTATGATTCGTTTCCAGAATAACACTTATTGTGTTACCCATTTTTTTCGTATTAATTAAAGTCGATATATCTTCGTGTAGTTTTTTTACTGAATCACTTACGTTGTAATATCCATCTAATTTAGAAGAAGGTATATTATTTAATATTTTACTGATAATCTTATTAGTTTCTGATATTTCTTTTATTGAAAATTTATTCATTAAAGATAAATTTTCCTTAACAAACTCTAAAGCTTTATCTTTATCTGACTCAACCTTTAACTCTATATTGGAGTAAATATGATACTGTGTTTTAAGTACTTTATTTTCTCTTAATAAATTAATATAGTTATTAAACACCTCCTTTACATCATTTGACGAATTAGGTTTATTATTTTCAGTAACCCCAACCTTCTTACCACTTGAAATTATTTCAGTTAAAAAGTTAGCATATGCTGTATTACATTTACCAAAATTAACAACTAACTTGTTTATTTTTTCATTTTTCATTGTAAGTCTTTATTAAATAAATATTGTAATTATCATTAAAAACGTTTATTCATTAATCATTTTATCAATTCCACCTATCATATCATTAATAGCTTCATTAACTCTAACGCTCTTATCAACAACTTTAACTCTTTCATTAATTATTTTATCACTATCTTTAACTTTAACTTTTCAAATATTATCGATTTTTTTAACTGTTTTAAGTAATTTATCAAAATAATTATCCGAATGTTTTTTTATCTTTTTCTTATGGTTAAGTTTAGTTTCGGTTAATAAATTATCTATTTTTTTAAAAGACTCCTCTGTAGCTTCTGAATCACCACCTTCATCTCCCCCAAAATCTAAACCTTCATCATCACCAGCATCATCACCAGCATCACCACCTTCATCATCACCGAAATCAGCGTCATCACCGCCTTCATCACCGAAGTCTAAACCGCCACCGCCGAAGCCACCTCCACCGCCGCCACCGCTGAAGTCATCACCACTACCTTCGTCACCACCACCATCATCGTCAGAAGAACCACCATTTTTAGCTGCGTCTATATCTCCGTAAAGCCTATCCACCTCGTCAAATGTTCCAGTATGTTTAATAATATTAGATGTGTTTTCCATTTCAGCTGCTGCTGCTTTCTCAAGTCGCTGTTCAAGTAAATCTTGTTTTATTTCGTCATCAGACCATTCTAATATATCTCTTTTACCTCTAGTCATAGACATAACACCAAACCCGTTACCCGCATCAGATGTTGCATCTTTATAAAGGGTAATCTTAGATTGCATTTGCTCAATCTTCATCATTTGAGCTTGAGTTGACGGATTATTAAGTGTTAACGTAAAGTTGTCTAACTCATCTTCTAATCCTAATAGGAATAAATGTAATATAGCAATCTTATTTAATTCCATAATCATTGATTGCTGTATTAGATTGATAGTTCTAGTAAATCTAATATCTTGTAAAGCTAAATTTTTACCGTCACCAAAAGCATCCTCAAAACCTAAGAAAGACTTAGGCACTCTTAGAGCGGTAAATAACTTTCTTTGTAAGTATTCTATGTCTGCAATCTGGTCTAAATTACTAGCACCAGGTAAAGTATCAATTGGGTTAGGAGCATCTTCACTTCTAACAGGTATAAAGAAATCTTGGTCATTAGCCATTTGATTATACTGTAAGTCAACCTGACCAGTCTTAGGGTCTGTTATAGGTGTTCTTTTAAATCTATTAGCTATTTCATCTACGTAAGACGGCACATCTTCATCATCAATGTTACCGACGAAAATCTTATAAACCCTTCTTTCTGGCGCCCTAGTAACTCTATAAATTAACATAGCGTCTTCAGAAAGAATTAATTGTTTCCAAATTCTTCTAGCTTTTTCNAACACAGATGTACCATAAGGTAATCTCCTATCATCACCAAGTAATCTAAAATGAGCAATTTGCCAAGAATTAAACTCATAGTCCTTACCTCTCCATATAAATTTAACCTTAGAATCTTTTTCATCTTTAATATCAGAAGTACTCATAACCCTACCAAAAACATCACCTTCTCTTCTTTCTATCTCAAAGTTAGGTAACTGTCTAGCACCCATAATTCCAGCATTATCGTCAATGTTAAGAAATACAAAATTATCACCATATTTACATGTATTCCTGGTCCACATTGGTAATGATGTATGAATATCTAATCTATTAAAGAATAAATCCTCTAATATTGTTTTAACCCTCTTTGAGTTAGAAAATATGTTTAAAACTCTACCCTTATCATTAACGGTAGTAGATTCTTCTCTCATTATATCTAACGTGGCAGCTATCTCTGGGTAATGTTCCATACTCTCAAAATCAGAATACGAACCAATTCTAGTAGTTTCATAATGGATTGTCTTTTGAAACATCTCATTATCAACCTTTCTCCACAAACCACTAACATATTTATTTTGTTGCGCTTGTAATTTAGCAGTCTCAAACTCTGATTTATCAGTGGTTTTAAACATTGACTCATTATCTATAGAGTATCTATTAGCTTGATTAATTGAAGACTGAACACCAGTAGGTCCGAATATATTATTTAATTTTTGGAATACTGTTAATTTTCTTTTAGCCATTTTAAATTATTTTTTTTAATATAGTATTTTTTGTAAAAAATTCAATAGTTATACAACGTAATCACACTGAACATAAGCTGTCCTAACTGGTAACCCAAGAACAACAACTATATCATACACATACGTTACAGCATTATCCTCACCTTGACTACCTGAAGGAGTACTACAAAAGTACTCACTACCAACATTATCATTTACTTTTTTATCTACAGAAGTATCTGGCGACCACTTATACAAGCCAACACCATTTGCTCCTGTTTTTCTTATAAACGTTTTCTTACCTGAACCCATATCTTTTTTATCTTGAACCACTTAACAACCATAAATAGTCACCATTAGGGTCTTGCATATTTTTAGAAACCCCTTTTGAAAATTTTGGTTTAGGTAACGCACTTTTACCCCTTCTATTTTTAGGTACAAATCCGCTATTATTATTATTATTGTTATTTTCAGAAGAAGTGCCAACTTGCCAACTAGACAGTATAGCTTTCGTTTTCTCCTTCATTTTATGTAATTTTTTAAATGAAAACTCTAAAACATATATTGGCATTGCAAGTGACATTAATAAATCATCGTGATACCCCTCCATGTGGTCAGCTCTTCCATTTTTATATATAAAAGTTTTCATCTCTGAAACCATTCTTCTAGATTTAATATTTATAGTTCTGTTCCTAATAGACTCTTCAAGTCTTTGAAGCATTATCACCCTAACACCATTAGCGTTAAACCCAGGTATTTTTTCATCTCTACTATACATATCTAATTGACTCTTTTTACTATTAAGAATCCTACCTCTAGGTTCATCATAATATAAATACTTATAATCTAATTCAATTAACTTAAGTACTGTAGAAACACCCATACCACCAGCAACATCAACTACAGTAAGAGCTTTATACATATTACCATACTCATAAACATACTCAGCAAGTATATCTGGTTGAACCTTACCCTGATACTCCATAACTTGAGTCATCGTAGCAACGTCAACTATAACGATTGTAGACGAATCCTTACCGTCACCCCTACTAACATCAACTCCCATTATGTATTCATGCCCCTTCTCTGGCTTTTCCCAAATCCAAAACTCTTTTTCTCTACCATCAACCCACTTAGGTTCTTCTACTTTATTATCTTCGTAGTGTTTTATATCTATATCAGCTATAACATTACCACCAGAACCTAAAAAAGAAACATCTAGTTCTTGAGCTATTTTTTTAGTATTATTATTAAGCGTGGCACACATATTTTCATACCAACTACTCGTGGGCTTATAACCTTCTTTTATTTTTTTAGAATAATTGTCAATTATAAATTCAGTTTCTTTTATCTTTTCAAGTATATCACCCTTATCATCTTTTTTAATCCAAAAAAGGTCCTTATTCCCATATTCATCTTTAATATACCTAGGGTCTTCATACCACCTCATCTCTATTACATTATAATTATTTTTACCAACCTTAGATTGGTCATAAGTTCTATAATATAAAGGGTCCATACCATTTGGTGTAGAAATTAACATAACTCTACCACCAGTGGCACAGGAAGACATAGCTGCAGCATATACAGAATCTCCATTATCAATAAACGCAGCCTCATCAAAAATCAAATAAGTAGGTGTGTACCCTCTAAGAGCATCCTCCGAGGTAGCTACAGCAATAATCTGAGTACCATTAGGTAACTCAAGTTCAATTTTAGAATCAGTTACAAATATATCTCTACTTTCATTTTCAGGTGAACCATAGTATTCTGGCCCCCATACCCATCTAGGTAATTGAATTACAAAATCTTTAATTCCTCTAACAAATTTTTGAGCTAATTTTAACTTATTGGCAATAACCAAGATAGTTTCTGGTCTATCTGGGTCACAGAAGGCTGATTTAACAGCCATATAAGCCTGTGTAGTCGTTGATATACCAGCTTGCCTAGGTTTAGACACTAAGTTGTAAGCGTGTTCTTCATATGAACGTACAATTTCTTTTTGTCTAGGAAACAATTTAAATGGAACAAAACCACCTTGAGTTAAATCCTTAGTTTCTAAGTAAGTTTGAATTGTATGTACAGGGTCTTGTACACATTTAGAATATTCATAAAGTATTTCGCTACTACTTAACATTATCTTTTTATTATAAATATCTAAAAAGTAGTAAAAAATAAAAAAGCCCCATATATGAGGCTTTAATAATTTAAGTATGTGTTATTTAATATAATTCATCTAATGTGAAATGGTCGTCACCCATAGTTTCATTAAAATCATCTTCAGTCATTTCTTTTTTAATGTTTTCAACAATTTCCCCAATAATTAACTTACTCTTCTTGGTTTTACCAATAATTTCTTTCATTAAATGATTAAACTCATTAGGTTTCATCGAAGCAACATCAACGTAAACTTGGTGTTTTAAATTAAAATCTTCAGCTGGTATTGCGTCACAAAACCTTCTCCATATTGCTGGACCAAGTCTCATATCCCAAGGTTCCGCTTGTAAAAAGTCAGCCTTACCTATAACATAATTCGCAACATTTTCTTCAATAGGTAATCCATGTGTTGATAACACCTCCATAACTCCTTTACATAACTCATGAATTAATACTGGAAAGACCATAGCCTTAGCCTTTACAACAGGTACGTTAACACCATCTTCATCTTGATTATACTCAGTCTCACATTTACCACCTCTAATACCCTTATCCATATCTGGAATAATATAGTACATCATATCAGCAGCTGACATCATCTTTTTATAAGTGTTTGGTAAAGTATCATTAATATCAGATAGTTCGTCATGTTTCATATGAAACATATGGTTAACACTCTTAGATGCACCTTGTGTCATAGCATTTAATACTCTTCTTTTGTGTACTTCCGCATTAGCGTTAACTATTTCATCATGGTCATTAAATTCTTCGTCAAGATTTTCAATTGGTGTTTCATTTATCCCACTAGAATCTATGTTAGATGTTAATTTAGCTTCAAAAACAATAGAACCCTCTGGTATGTCAAACTCTTCAACAACCATCTCTATAGCCATTTGTTCCAAAACTTCTTTATGTTCAGACTCCATTTTCATAGCATCCATAACCAAATTCATTTGTTCTTTGATTATGGTAATGTTATCAACATGCTCCATATTAAAAGCTTCCCTACATCTCTTAACTACTTCTTTAAATCTTTCTCTAATTAGCTTCATTTCAGAGGATATAATGTCACCTTGAGGAAATATATCACAACCAGATAATGAATGGTTGTTTTCTCTTAAGTTTTCTTCTAACTTGGAATTTATTCTTTCGGTAATACCTTCAGAATATAAAGAGTTTTCATTAATTTGTTTTTTATTATTTTTTACCATTTTTTAAATTTTTTACTTTAAACGTTTTAATTACTTTTCTAGGATATTCGATATTTCTACCTATGTTTTTAACTGATTCAACTAACTCACTCTTAGTCATCTTAGGCTTTGCTGATTCAAAAGGTAAACCATCCTCAACGGAATCCAAATCAATAGGGTTACCATGATTACCTATATTTCTCAATAATTCTTGGTATTCTTCATAATCGTCAGCACCCACTTCAATATCTAATTTTTCGTCATCACCAAAGTGGTCATCAACTTCATCATTATTTTCGTTAAAAACACTTGACACAATGTCTGTAGCTAGATTTTTAGACGCTACGTCAGGAATACCAGACGCCACAAAAGACGCATCAATTCCATCTATAGTATCTGTAACATCAGACTGCATCTGTCTTATTTCAGCTTCTTTTTCCGAATCTAAACCCTCTGTAATATGTTTCTTTTTAATTCTCATCTTTATTAATTTTTTTTATATAAACGTTATAATCTAATATTAAATCTTTTTCGTATAACTTGTCTTCAATAGAAGTAATATCCTCATTAAATTTAAAAAAAAGTCTTTTTTCAGGATATTCTTCATAATCTAATAAATTCTCCCAAGCCAAAGCTACTACGCCATCAACAGCGTCAAAAACAGCAAAACTGTCATGTTTTTGGATTAGAAATAAATTTAAATCAGTGGTTAATCTACCAACTTTACTTATAAAATCACTAGAAGGAGGTTCTGGCTCACCAACAGAAGCTGGATAAGAATCCCAATCAACACCACTAATATCTTCAACTGATTCATCTTCAGAGAATAAAAACTCATAAAGTCTTTTACCAGTCCAATCAATTCCTATTTGGTTTACATATACTAATTTCATTGTTCCATTTTTGGTTTTGGTTTAGCTGCAGGTTTAGTTTCCCAAATTTTCTTCCTTCTAGGTGAAGGTTTTTCTGTTGGTATAACTGGACTCTCTCTAACTGGATTAGGGGCAGTTTTTTCACCAGGGTTATGTAACTCTAATTCTTCCATATTAAATGTTTCTTCAAAGATAGCATTTTTTTCTGAATAATCAAAATTTTCATTCTTTTTTGATTTTTTACCCCACTTTTTTCCTTTACCTTTAGACTTACAAGCTGCCTTAGTAGGTCTACAAGCTGGATATTTATCTCTTTTCTCACCTTCCTTTCTACCGCAAGATTTATAACCACCATCTCCATCAGGAGCGTTACAATCTACCCAGCCACCTGTTTTACCTTTAGCTCCTTTTCTCTTAAACCAATCACCTAAATTACTTTCTGAACTTGGTTTAGATGTTAACTTTCTTTTTTTTATTTTCTTTTTTTTAGCTTCTTGTAAAACTTCCCTAACACCAACTTTAATTTCATCTTTTAAGACTCCATATTGAGTAGGCATTTTAGATTCGTTTAGATTGTTAGGATATATTACTTTAATTTTATCTTGATTATCTTCTTCCCACTGTTTAATTTGTTTTAATGAATCAGAAGTCCATTGAGCTTCACCTGTAGTGTAATCATATGATGTATAACTTACACCCTTATTACTACCCAAATCCATAAAGGTATCATAACTGATATCCATTGGTTTAGGTTCAATTGTATAGTAATTTCCACTCCATCCCTTTTTTACAGTTACTTCAATAGGAAATTTATCTTGTATTCTCCAAGTCTTTTCTTTTTCGTAGTCTATTTCAGCTTCATCTAATTTAGACTCATCAGTCTTGTTACCCCAGTTAGCAGCACCAACTTTTCTACACTTAGTCAAAGCACCACTAGCATAAGCTGAAGGCCAAACGTCATACCTACCCTTTACCTTATAATAACAAGCATCTCTTTTAGCTTTTTTCTTCTTTTTTTTCTTTTTCTTCTTACCTTCTTCTATGATTTCATATGTCTCATACGTATCAACCAATTCGTACTCATCTTCCTCAAAAGTAGTTTTAATCACTTCAACAACTAAATCTGTTGAACCTTTAATAACTCTATGAAATGAATTCTTAGGTATAAAAAACTCTTCATTAATACTTAACCTAAGAGGTAATTCACCATCATATTGGATAGTCCAATCATTTTCACTAATTGGTATTATAATTCTATCTTCTTTATCTCTATGCCATTCTAACTCATTTGAATCAATATCCTTTGAAAACGTTCTAACAAGTCCAACTTCATTAATCTCTTCACTATATGGTTTCGAGTCAACATTACTTAATAAAAAATTAGTAATTTCTTCAATATCATCTTTAGCGGTTGTAATATGTTCACCAGCCCAGTCATGACCATTACATAATAACTCATCTATTACATTTTTATCTAAAGTCATTAATTTATCTATATCTCTAGATAATTGTTCTAAGTTTTCAAAGAACATATAATTTTTAAATCTTTTCATAATTATTTTTTTAATTTTACCACCAAGTACCACCACCAGATAGTCCTAGACTTTTAGCATATCTAGGTAATCTACATGACCAATAACCAGCTTTACATTTATCATTATGCTTACCTTTAGCACAACCATGTCTAGCGTTATAAGACTTCTTAGCCTCTTTATTACTCAACTTAGCCTTAAGTCCGCCAGAACCAAATTGAATCTTCTTAATACCTCTTGGGTTTGATTTAGTTTTAGTGTTACATCCAGGTACAAATACCTTGTAAGCTTTTCCACCACTAGCCCCTCTAGTTGGTGAATTAGTCTTCTTACCTTTGTATTTATCTTTACTTTTTTTATTACCTTCTTCTAGTATATAATTACCGTTATCTTCTACAATAAGATTTAAAAGAATTCTCTCACCTTCAATTATAACACTTTGATTAGTAAAATCTTTAATTAGCTCCTCATCGTTTTCATTAAGTTTAATTACGTTTAAATCCTTAAGTATTTTAACTTCAGTATATAATTTAACATAAGAATCAGAACCGTATCTAAACAACCCTTCACCTAAAGATATTTTATTATCTAAATGGTATTGTAAATCACCACTAACCTCTACACCTTCGGAAATCTCCATTGGGTTAGACCAAGAATCTTCATAAAGAGTTTCATCTAAATCTTCTTCTTCACCCTCTTTATCCTTTTCTTCTTCACCAAAATCTTCGTCTTCCTCATCTTCAAAATCAAAATCATCATCCTCACCATCATCATCACTACCATCATCAGCACCAGACGTCTTAACCTTTCTAATTATATCCTTTTGGTCCTCTTCATCCATTTCAGAAGTATGAGTTGCCGATATAACACTATTGATTGCGTATTTCTCTAAATCAAAATCAGGGTCACCTCTTTCGTCATTGTATTTTCTAAGTGACGTACCTAATTTACCAGAAAGTTGTTGTATGAATTTCTCTGGGTCCTCATCTTCATCAGCCTCAACTCCAGCGTCAAACGGCTCATCATCAAATGGTTTTTCATTATCACCACCTTCATCATCATCAAAAGATAAATCATCACCTTCAGCATCATCAAATGCGTCAAGTGATTCATCCTCACCATCAGAATCACCAAAAGCTGAGTCACTTTTCTCAGTGCCCAGCTTTAGTTTGTACTTTGTTTCTTCTTCTAGATTTTCGGAATTATCTTCCTTAATGTTGTAACCACCATTTTCAGGTTGTTCGTCCTCACCTATACCACAAGACTTAGGTGGTGTATAAGTTGGTAACTTATCTTCAGCTAGTCTTTTTTTTTTATTTTAGATTCTTCGTAAACCTCATACCCCTGTTCAGCTGGGTCATTCATTGGTTCAACATTATCCGAACTACCAGCGATATCAGAACGAATATCCTCTAAATCTTCTTCAGTTTCTACAGAATGAATAGTATATGATTTTAATTCTTTTATTGAAAGACCTAAATCAACAACCTTACTTAACGCTTCATCTTTATTGTCAGCTATCACAAATATGTAATCGCTAGAACCGACATCATTTTTAAGTCTAAACCTAAACACCGTGTCACCAATATTAATATCTTCACTTGACCTACTTTCACCTTCGTAAATTTCATTTACATTTTTTTTCAAAGCTTCCATCATGATAGCTTTTTCAGACTCACCAAGAGATTCAAGAATATCGTTAACTTTATCATCTTCAGTAGCTATGGAATCAATTACTGAATCCATTTCTTGAATTGCTTTAGCGATTGAAAATCCTTTTTTAATTGGAGTATTTTCTTTA